CCTTCGTCTCGCCCCAGGCGTCCACCATCGCCGTGTAGAGAGTGATCTGATTGCCCGGCCACGCGGTGTAGTCGTAGCCGTAGGCGGTGGCGATGGTGGCGGCGTTCGTCTTGTTCAGGACGACGCCCTTCTCCTTGCCCTGGAAGTAGACCACGAGTTTCGTCTCGGTCTTGCCGTCGTTCTCGAACTGCTCGGGACTCAGCGAGGCGACCGTGACCCTGACATCGCGGCCCTGCAGGTCGCTCGCTTTCAGGTACTTCGACGGGAAAAAATCGTCGATATGAGGCATTCTTCACTCTCCTTGGTGGGGGGGTAGGGTCTTGGTGTTGGGCTTGACGACGAACGTATCCTCGCCGCGCACCAGATCGGCGCCCTCGGGGATCTCGCCGCCGGCCTTGATGTGCTTCTTGATCGCTGCCTTGTCGATCTTGCGTGTGCTGACCTCGTGGACGAAGGGCTGTTTGTGGGTGTTGGTGAATACGACCTCGTTCTCGATCTCCACCCGCTCCGAGCCCTTACGCATCGACAGCGCACCGTCCGGGTAGTCCAGCTTCTTCTGGCCGCTGTGGACGTAGTGGGCGTGCAGGGCCGTCTTGAGCCACGCCAGTTTGCGCTCGTATTGCTCGGCCTTCTGGTCCCTCGCCGCCTCGTAGTCCGCGATCACGCTGTTGTAGCCGGCGATACAGGCTGCCATCTCCTCGCAGTAGTGGCGGTAGGCCCGGAGAAACCCCCCGGCCTCGCTGGCGTGTTCCAGGCTCGGGTTTGACCACATCGCCTCTGCCAGATCCGTTTCGGAATACAGGAAGGCATCTTGTTCCAGCCGCACGGCTTCCATCACATGACTCCCATCAGGATTCGGGGGACGAGGTAGCACAGGGCGGCGATGGTCAGCCCGTAGCCGACAAGGGCGCTGTAGTCGCGGGGTTGGTTGCGGGCCTCAATGCTGTCCCACTCTGCATCAGTGAGAGCGGGCGGATCGGCGGGCTCGAGAAGGGCGTCGGGCATCATCATCGCGCCACCTCATCGAGGTAGCCGGCAACGGCCTCCTCGAGCACGATCCGCACGTCCTCGGACAACTCCAGAGGCGCACCGTCAGCCGTCGCGGACTCGATGTCGATGTGGGGTTCCTCGGCACCATCCCCGACGCTGTAGCGATCCCAAGGCGTCGCCTCGATGTAGCAGGTGACGAGGTCGTCAGCGCCCGGCAGCAGGATGTCGAGCGAGCACCGCACCAGCTTCGGGGCCGGTGCGCTGCGCTCAGAGGCGAGCAGGTGCCGCCTGATGTGGGTGGGGATGATCTGGCCGGCGAGATCGACCTGCCGGCGCGTAACTGCTGGCCTGGCTGGAACTTCGGCCTTGTGGAGCAGAGCACCGCTCCCTAAATTGACCATAAGCGGATGAGCCTCCTGAACTCTCTGGAAAGGGGACGGGTAGCGACTTTCGCCTTTGGGCGATCCGGGACACTCGGCTAAGAGTATCTGCCCGGATCGCCCTCCTTTTTGTGTCCCCAAGAACGACGCCTTTCATCGTCCTCAAGGGATAGTATCGCACTATATTGCGTTAAAGTCAAGGTATTTCTTGACTTCGACTCATTCTTTTCATACTATCTACTCCATGACGATAATCGCACTTCCTTCAGTTGAGGCTGTGGCCCGACCGAACATCGAGGAGATCGAGCGGCTGATGTTGCTGCGAGGGTTTACCCGTCGTGAGCGGCGGGGCCAGGAGTGGGCGCGGGTGCCCGATTGGGCGAACCTCGCTCGAGACGCGGGCCTTTCGCCCGGCGCCGGCTACAAGCTGCGCGACGGCCACTCGTCGCCAACCCTCAGAACACTAAGTGCTGTCGCTCGAGCCCTCGGCGCCATGACTCGGGACATCATCGACGAAGAGGACTGAACCCCGCCCGCCGCTCCCGTACTTTATTCTGACGACAGATCCGGCGCAAGAAAAAGCGCCCCCACAGGGACCAGCCCCTTCAAAAAAATGGCTTGACAGCGCAAATGGCCGCAGGTACCATACCTTACCGAGGGGGATGCTGTGCGTCCACCTCAACAGGTCGGGGTAGCTCCCTGATCTGAACAACAGATCGAGCAGAATGACCTGGCGGGTGCCCTACCACTCACGGAGTGGGAGGATGCCCGCCTTTTTCTGTGTTCTGTCGGGTGGGGTAGGGCTTGCCCGGCAGAGCATGATTCCGAGGACTTTCCGCCGTCCCCTTTCCACCTCGGACGCCCCGGGGCCAATCGGCTTCGGGGCACAACCTTCCAGAGCAGGCAGGGATGAACTGGCCGGCGCACATCTCCAGCGCAGAGTTCGAGCGCCCCGACGATCTCCACCCGGATCTCGTTGCCGGGCTGGGGGAGACCCGTCAGTGGATTTCTCGGCCGATGAACTTCAGCCGCAACTCTGCAGGCACCCCCGTCCACCCGCACGGAGACGCCGTCGCCGCGGACTCCTCGAGCCACGCTCCGGCATCGCTCCACCGCACCGGCATCGACCACGTCGCCAGCCATCAGCAGGGCCGGATCGTCCCGCAGGCCGACTCCCTCTGCCTGGCGTGTGATTGGGACTGCAACTCAGCGAACCCCGAAGACCTCTTCGAGACGTTTCTCGTTCTCGAGCGGCTGAACCTCTGGGCGGCTATCGGCCTGTATCCGGCATGGCATCGCCCCGGCTTCCACGTTGACCTCCGACCGTCAGCCCATCCCAGCTATCGAACTCGATGGTTCCGGGACGGCACGGGAGAGTATCACGCCCTGTCCTGGGCGAACTGGAGGGAATACGCCCTGTGACACCATCCTCCCGCACTAAAAAAATCCCCGTCACGTGTGACCCGCACGGGCACCTCGAGCGGCGGCCCCTGGCTGATCTGACGCCGTTTCAGGGAGGGTTCAAGGATCTCGACGACAGCAGGTATGCCAAGCTCAAGGCGTCGATCCTGGCCGAGGGCTTCATGGCCCCGGTGTTCGTGTGGCGCGACAAAATCCTCGACGGCCACCAGCGCACCACGGTCCTCGAGCGCGAGGGGTGGGACGTAGAGGGCGACGTGCCGGTGGTCGAGATCGAAGCTGACGACGAGGCCGGGGCAGCCCGCAAGCTACTGAAGCTGACCAGCGCCTACGGCAAGCCGCAGCCCGAGGGCGTGTTTGATTTTATGACCACGCACGATCTCGACCTGGGCGACTTTGCGGATGTGGATCTGCCCGACTTCGACGAGGGCGAACTTGAGGTGCTGTTCGGGGAGGATGGCCTTGACGACGCGCCGTCCGATGAGACACCCGAGCCGCCTGTCACGCCTGTGTCGCGAGAGGGCGATCTGTGGTGTATGGGTAAGCATCGTGTGTTGTGTGGCGACAGCACGGCCGACAGCGCCACGTCGCGCCTTTTCGCGGGGGATGCGCCGTTCATGATGGTCACCGACCCGCCGTATGGCGTGGAGTATGACCCCTCGTGGCGTATTACGGCGGGTCTTTCGACTGATGCAGCAACAGGTAAAGTGCAAAACGACGATAGGTGCGATTGGCAAGCAGCATATGAGTTGTTTTCTGGGGACGTTGTCTACGTGTGGCACGGACACAAAATGCTGGTGCCTCTTGCGGGCCACTTAGACGCTTGCAACTTCGACAGGCGGGCGTTAATAGTTTGGCGTAAGTCGAGGTTTGCCATATCGAGGGGCCACTATCATTGGCAGTTTGAGTCGGCGTGGTACGGAGTAAGGGACGGAGCAACTGCGGGTTGGTGCGGTGACCGCAAGCAATCAACCGTGTGGGATATTGACCATACGCAGAATCCTACCGGCCACGGCACACAGAAGCCGGTCGAGTGTATGGCGCGACCTATACGCCACCACGGCAAGACGGGCGACATCGTATACGACCCCTTCCTCGGCAGCGGCACCACCCTCGTGGCAGCCCACGCCGAGGGCCGAGTGTGTTACGGCATGGAGATCGACCCTCCCTACGTGGACGTGTCCGTCACCCGCTGGCAGGAATACACCAACGAAGAGGCTATCCTCGACGGCGACGGCCGCACGTTCGAGGAAGTCAAGGCCGAGCGCCTGTCGGGTGAGGACGTGGCCCAGGCCCAGGCGGCAGGCTAATGGCGACCCCCGCGCACCAGCCCACCAAAGAAAGCCGCAAGTCAGTCAAGGCGATGTCTGCGTATGGCATCCCTCAAGACGACATCTCCATCGCGGTCGGCATCACCGGCAAGACCTTACGGAAACACTACCGGGACGAGATCCGGGGCGGTGCGATCCGGGCCAACGCGGCAGTCGCCGGGGCGCTCTACAAGCAAGCCATCGGCGGCAACGTCACGGCTCAGATATTCTGGACGAAGGCGAGGATGGGCTGGTCAGATCGCGGCCCGCAGTCACACGAGGGCGACAACCCCGACGAGATCGCCAAGGCGATCCACGCCACGCTGACGAAGATGGAGGAGCGCAGTGGCGGGTCTAACTGATCGCTGGACGCCCATGCGCCCCCACGCCGCGCAGCAGGAATACAGGGGCAGCCCTGCCCGCTTTAATGTGGTACCTGCCGGCCGTCGATCCGGCAAGACAGAACTGGCGAAGCGTAAGCTGGTGCGGGCCGCCCTCTTCGGCAGCATCCACGACCGCCCGCGATACTTCGCTGCGGCGCCCACTCGAGATCAGGCCAAGCGCATCTACTGGACGGATCTCAAGGCGCTGATGCCGAAGGAATATGTTGTCGATGTCAGCGAGACGGAACTGCGCCTCGGCCTGGTGACCAACGCCGAGCTGTGGGTCATAGGTCTCGACAAGCCCGAGCGCATCGAGGGCAGCCCCTGGGACGGCGGCGTGCTCGACGAATACGGCAATATGAAGGCGAAGGCTTGGCCGGAGAATGTGCGCCCCGCCCTGGCTGACCGCAACGGCTGGTGTGACATGATCGGCGTGCCCGAGGGGCGCAACCACTACTACGACCTGTGGCAGCAGGCAGCTACCGCAGACGGGTGGGCGAGGTATCACTGGAAATCGGCCGACATCCTGCCCGCCGACGAGGTGGACGCGGCCCGCAACGATCTCGATGAGCTGACGTTCCTGCAGGAATATGAGGGCTCGTTTGTTTCGTTCGAGGGGCGCTGCTACTACCCCTTCAACGAGGCCGACCACTACGCCCGGCTGCGAGACAGCTACGACCCGGCCCAGCCGCTTGCTTTCTGCTTCGACTTCAACGTGGCGCCAGGCGTGGCAGCGATCTGCCAGGAGCAGCAGCACGGCACGGCGGTGATCGGCGAGGTCTACATCCCGCGCAACTCCAACACGCCGGCCGTCTGCCGCAGGCTGGTGAAGGATTGGGGCAACCACACCGGGCGGGTGATCTGCTACGGTGACGCGACTGGTGGCGCCTCGGGCACGGCCCAGGTAGCCGGCAGCGATTGGGACATCGTCACGCGAGAACTGCGCCCGACATTTGGCGACCGGCTGACCCTCCGCGTGCCGAAGGCGAACCCCCGGGAGCGGGCGCGAGTCAACGCCGCCAACGCCCGCCTGAAGGCCGGCGACGGCACGGTGCGGCTCAAGGTCGATCCAGAGGCTGCTCCGCACGTAGTGCGCGACCTCGAGGGCGTGACCCTGCTGGCCGGCGGCTCGGGCGAGATCGACAAGCGAGCTGACGCAACGCTGACGCATATCAGCGACGCCCTCTCTTATTACCTGTCCTACGAGTATCCGATAGTGAGCCGCGTAATAAGGAAACGCAAAGTGATGGGTATCTGACCGTGGAGCGGCCCAAAAACTCCAAGGTGACAACACGATGGCAGTAGACAGCACGCATCCAGACTACGACGCGATGCTTCCGAAGTGGGAGCGGGTGAGGGACGCCCTCGACGGCGACCGGGTGAAGGCGGCCAAGGACAAGTACCTGCCGCAGCTCTCGGGCATGGACGGCACAGAATACGACGCGTATGCGAAGCGGGGCCTGTACTATGGCGCCACGGCCCGCACTCTCCAGGGGGTGTCCGGTCTGGTGTTTCGTCGGGAGACGGTCACGACGCTCCCCAGCGTCCAGGCCGAGGAGCTGATCGAGGACGTGACGCTCCAGCGCGTGCCCCTCGAGCGATTCGCCCAGCAGTCGTTCGACGAGGTGTTCGCCCTCGGTCGCGTGGGCCTGTACGTGTCCCTCCCGACAACGGCAACACCTGGCGCACGGGCGCATCTGAGCCGCTATCGCGCCGAGAGTATTGTCAACTGGCAGATGGATGAGACGGGGCCGCGCCCGCGCCTATCGCGGGTCGTGCTCAAGGAATCGGTAAACGTCCCTGACGGAGACGATCCCTACCAGTTCAAGCAGATCGACCAGTGGCGAGACGTTCACCTCGACGAGGGCGGGCTGCTGCTGGTCAACCTCTGGCGCAGATCCAGCGATGTCGGTCAAGCCTCCGTGTCGAACAATAAGTTCATCCTCTTCGACACGCATGAGCCGAGGTTCCGCGGGGCGCGTCTGCCGACGGTGCCGTTTGTCTTCGTCAACGCCCGCAGCCTCGGCCCTGACCCCGAAGATCCGCCCCTGCTGCCGCTGGCAGATGCCAACCTCGACCACTACAGGATGATGACGGACTACCGGCACGGGCTCCATTACACGGCCCTGCCGACGCCGTACGTCTTCGGATTGACCGAAGACCAGCAGCTCAAGATCGGCTCCGGTACGGCTTGG